CTTATACTCCAAAAAGACCATCTAGTTTTTTTATCACAAGAATTAATGAAATTAACAGAGACTTAAATCAAAAAGAAAATGTAAATATTCCTAATCCATACCTTATTGCTTTACCTACATTAAATGGAGTTATTAATAGAAATAGAAGAGTAAATTTATTAGAAGAAAACTTAAAACTGGAGGATTTAAGTGGCACGGTAACTGATCCTAGAGCAACAGAAATACAAACACCCCTTCTAGGTTCAACACCAGCACCTGATCCTGATATTATTCAGACACAAACACCATTGACGTCAGAACAAACTATCGATAGAATTAGAGCCTTTGGAGGGAGATAATGGCAAAAGATCCTAAAACAACTGGAGAACACATTGTAGCTTTGTATGGCTATATTACAGGATTAAAAAAAGATATTCACTCGATTAAGAACAATCATCTTAAACATATGCATCAAGACATTGATAAAACCTCTAAAAAAATAGATTATGTGCTAGGTCTAATTATCACTGGGTTGGCGTTTTTAGCCGCAAAAGGCCTAGATCTGCTATAAAAAAACCCTCTCAGATACCCCAGAATTAACGAAACAACCTTTCGATGACCCGTGATACCTCCTATATTTTTACTAAATCCAGTCTTTTAACTCCTCACCCATAATGGTGGAAGCAATATCTATTTTCTTACGAAGCGCTTTAACAATCTTTTCATCTACCGTTCCTTCAGCCAAGAGATCAATGTAGGTCATAGGTTTTGTTTGACCAATACGATCAATCCTTGCTTCAGACTGTTGACGTTTTTCTAGATCATAACCGTTAGAATAATAGATCATAGTCGATGCACCTGTTAGTGTAATTCCGTATCCTCCTGTTTGTGGCGTTCCGACCAAGAATCTTGTAGGATTGGATAGATCTTGAATCTGCTTAATCGCTTTTTGACGATCCTCCGTAGTTGTGTCACCATAATACGTAACGATTGAATCACTTCCATATTTTTTTTCAACCTCCTTTACGATTGTTTCTATATCGTTTTTCCAATGTGCCCATATTATAACTTTTCCGCTTATTTCATCTAAAATATTAATAAGCTCTGTAATTCTTTCGTTTTTTAATTTTTGAACTGTACCATCATCAGACTTAAAATGTCCACAGGTGATTTGATGTAACCGCATAAGTTGAGTTAATACCGTGGCTGTGGTTGTTACTTTACCATTAAGTTCAGCAAGTGCTAATTGTTTCATTTGGTTATAAACTTTAGATTGCTCTGGTGTTAACTGTATAATTCGTTTCATGTAAGTTTTCTTTGGTAAATCTAAACACTCATCTTTTAAACAGCGATAAGAAAAAGGTTTAAGTTTATTAGTCAGTTCTGATAGATTCTTGTAGCCTACAACAATTTTTACAGAACGCCCACCGAAGTTAGCGGTTCGCATCAAAGCATACCTGGTTCTAAATGTATAGTAAGAACTATGGCCCAACAACCACGGATCAAGGAACTCACACTGTGTGTATAAATCTAACGGTGATTTAGTAACCGGTGATCCTGTTAGTATTCTTTTGTATTTACCGTATCTTGATAAAGATAAAATATTTTTTGTTCGTATAGCCCCTGGATTTTTTATCGTGGTTGACTCATCAATTGCAATCATAGCCTTGTGACAAGCTAAAAATCGTTCAGCAAAATCTACACCTTTCTTAGTAGAAAAAGCCTCTACATTCATAATTAAAATATGTAAATCTTCACTGCTTTCAAATAAGGTGTTTAATTTTTTCTTTTGCTTTTCGTTGATGAGTGCTTGCCATAAAACTATTTTCTTTTCCACATGATCTGCCATATGTGTGGGTATCTCCGAGTCGTACCAGTTTTTGTACACACCCTTAGGTGCCACAATTAGGACACCATTGATCTTACCGTTGTCATAAAGCATAGAAATATTATCAATTAACACTTTAGATTTACCCGTACCCATTTCCATAAAGTAGGCAAAGTTTTCTTTTTTCCATGACAACTCCAACGCTTTTAACTGATGTGCGAATGGCTTCGTTTTAAATTTATAATTCATAATTTAAGTTCTTCTTTCTATTGACAGCGCATAACATACTCTATATAGTGTTGTCAAGAAAGTTATGAAGGATAATTTAGTATACGTCGTACAAGACATACCAGGTACAAAAGAAGGTCGTCCTAAAATAAATATTATAGGTGCGTCTGAATTTGGTGAGTTGAAAGTTTTGTTACCCGAAACTTCTCAGATTATTTTGTCACCGGGTCCGTTAGTTTTTAAACTTCGTAAATTACTAAAAAATTATAATTCAAATGACTTTTTATTATTGACAGGTGACCCTGCAATAATTGGTGTTGCTTGTAGTATTGTATCTGATATTACAAACGGCAAATACAAACTTTTGAAATGGGACAAACAAGAAAGAAGATATTACCCAATTCAAATTAATCTATACGAGAAAGGAGAGATAGATGAATAATATAGACTTTGAAGCAGATCAAACATCTTCATTATCTAAGATTGATGATGCAGGTGATTTATCTTCACAAGTTACAAAGTTGCAAAAACTAGAAGATGAACTTGCAGATGCAGAGGCACATGTCAAAGAACTTAAAAAACAAATCGACATGGTTGGAGGTGAAGTCATACCGACAATGATGCAAGAGATGAACATAAGCACAATGAAATTAGCAGACGGATCCGCCGTTGAAGTGAAACCCGTCTACGGTGCTTCTATTCCTGTAGCAAGGAAAGAGGAAGCATTTAAATGGCTTCGAGATAACGACCTAGGTGACCTTATTAAAAATGAGGTGACTGTTTCCTTTGGTCGTAACGAAGATAACAAGGCTGCAGAATATGCTGTCCTTGCACAAGGTCGTGGGTATCAACCAGTCCAAAAATTAAAGGTTGAACCAATGACACTTAAAGCATTGGTCAGAGAGCGTGTCGAAAAAGGACTAGACATGCCCTCTGATCTTTTTAACGTGTTCGCAGGAAACAGAACCAAAATAACAAGGAAATAAGAACGATGAGCAAAGCACAAGTAACAACGAAAAAAGAAAATGCGTTAGCGACAAATATGTTTGAAGCTGATGCTGGCCAAGGTATTGGTAAACTAACTCAAGAAGATTTAGCTTTACCCTTTTTAAAAATACTTGGTCAACTATCTCCTGAAGTTAACAAAAGAGATGGTAAATATGTACAAGGTGCAGAACCTGGTATGATTTACAACTCAGTGACTTCAGAGTTATTTGATGGACAAAAAGGATTGAATGTTATTCCATGTCATTACAAACTGGAGTACATTGAATGGAGAGACAGAGGCGATGGCCCAGGAGCTCCAGTGCAAATCCACCCATCAAGTAGTGATATCTTATCACAAACAACAAGGGGGGCAGACTTCAAAGATAGATTACAAAGCGGTAATTATATCGAGAAGACAGCAAGTCACTTTGTGATAACGATGGGAGAAACACCATCAACCGCATTGATTGCCATGAAATCTACTCAACTAAAAATTAGTAGAAAGTGGAATACAATGATTGCTCAAATCAAACTTAAAGGTAAGAATGGATTATTTACTCCGGCATCTTTTAGCCACATTTATAATCTAAAGACCGTGCAGCAATCTAATGATAAAGGCACATGGTTTGGTTGGGAAATTAGTAAGGTGGGTCAAGTACAAGACGCATCTATATACTCACAAGCAAAAGCTTTTTCTGAAAGCGTTTCTAAAGGAGACGTTCAAGTTAAGCATGGTGAAACTTCTGATAAATCTAATTCACCAATTTAGTTTAAACATCGATGGGCAGGTAAAACTGCCCATCAAGAAAGTAGAAAATGGAGAACAGGTTTATAAAAATATTTTCTGGTCTAGAGCGTAACTATGGTTATTGTAATGTTAAAAATGGTTATACCGATCCCGAAACTGGAAAGTTAAAATTTAAACCAGGTGATTATGGTTGGTCACAAGACGCAGTCACAGATCAAGATTACATTGATCATATAAACGGAGAAAAATCTATCGGCATTCAACCTTGTGATGATGAGGGTATGGCACAGTTTGGTGCAATAGATATTGACCCTAAAAAATATAAAGATTTTAATCCTAAATATTTTTTTGATATTATCATTCAGTGGGAACTACCTGTTGTCCCTGTTCGATCAAAGAGTGGTGGTTTACACATTTTTGTTTTCTTAGAAAAAAAAATTAAGGCAAGTTTAATTAGAAACTTTTTAGATAAATTATTATTTACATTTAAATTAAAACAAACCACAGAAATATTTCCAAAGCAAACAGAACTAGGAACCACGGACGACGGAACAAAAATCAATGGTAACTTTATTAATCTACCTTATTACAATAAAACAGAACGAGTTGCAGTTAATCCACACGATGGAACAGAATTTACATTAGAACAGTTTATACAGATTGTAGAAACAAATTTACAAACACAAGAGTCCATAGAAAATTTTGGTTCAGAGATAATAAATAAACAATTAAAATCTGGGGACGAAGAA